CGTGCTAGCCTGTGCCTGTTGATTCCCGAGGGCCGCGAGGCCCTTTTCTTGTCTCATGAGTCTCAAAGAAAACGCACGTTGCGAAAAGATTGCCCGCACTGGCCGAGTACAAGATTGGCTTGATTCCCCTGATGGACGGCTCGCCGTGAGCTGTACTACGTTTGTAGTAGAAGATTCAATGGAAGGGCCTGATGGCATTGAAGCATCATGGCGCTTTGTTTCTCATGCGCTGCGTAATGCCGCTGGTGCTGCTGTTAATTTGTCCAAGCTTCGCCCTGAAGGAGAAGCCAATGGGAAAGGCCTCATTGCAAGTGGTCCAGTAAGTTTTGCCACCATCTATAGCAAGCTCAATGAAGTGTTGCGTCGTGGCGGTGTGTTCAAAAATGGTGCCGTTACGCTCCACCTTGATTATGACCACCCTGATGCAATTAAGTTCATCCAAGCTTCGCGGCAAGCATTGCCATGGGTGAAGCGTTCTATTACTGTGGACAATGATTTCCTTGAGAAGTCTTCCGAAGAGTTTATTGATGCTTTGCTCAAGGGAATTGCCTCTGGTGATGTGTGGCTTACTAAAAAGCGCTTTGATCGCGGTGGAGAGCGCATTTGGCCTAATGTTTGTGAGGAGATTTGGCTAAAGCATCGCGGCACCTGCTTGCTGCAACATGTAAATCTTGGCGCTTGCTCTATTGATGAGCTGCCGGACGTGTTTGTTGAGGCTATGGAACAACTTTGCTCCCTCCATTCCGTTACAGGAGTGGGCGACACTGGCGAATATCTTCCCCCTTCCATTGACAAACAAGTTGGACTTGGCCTGCTTGGTCTGGCTAATTTTCTTGCCATCCATGGTATCTCCTATAAAGATTTTGGCGATGCCTTGGATGGTTTTTTGCATGGCGTAGACGAACAATGGACAAAAACTTGGTATGGCACAGCCACTGCTAAAGCCATTTACGCTCTTGACGATGCTATAGACGCTGCCAATCAGATTGCTCATGAGTATGTCATGGCCCGCGCATTCTGCATTGCCCCTACAGCTACTTGCTCCTACCGCTATCTGGATGCCAAGGGCTTCACCACTGCCCCTGAAATTGCTCCTCCCATTGGTCGCACTGTTGATCGTGATAGTGGCACTTTTGGTGTGGAAAGCTTTGATTATGGGCAAGTGGAAATTGCCGCTGAAGTGGGCTGGGACGCCTATTTCAAAGTGGCCAATGGTATTGTTGCATTGCTCCAGCGGACTGGTCGATTCCATGGCTACTCATTTAACACTTGGGGGGACATGGTTACTTACGATCGAGCTTTCCTTCAAGATTGGCTAGAATCTCCTCAGACAAGCATTTATTATTCCCTGCAGGTCATGCCTGACATGCAGCGGAAAGATGATGCTTATGCTGCTCTAGACGACGATTTCAAGAGTGTATTTGGGCTTGATGATAGTGAGCCCCTGGAAGAGCCTATTGCCAGCAACGTAGATGCAAATTTCTGCTCTAGGTGCGCTGAATAAGCCTCTTCCCATTGATTCTTTAGGGCCGACCATTCGGCCTTTTCTTTTCTCTTCCACTTTGCTTTTTCCCCTAATGACAACCATTCTCAATAAGAGCCCCTATCTAAGCGTTCTCGAAAAGAAGCGTTCTTGGCAGCCAGTGCCTGTTGCCAAGGGAACAATCACTGAAGGTGCCGAAGACACATTGTTCAAGGCATTGGCTCTTCGCCACCTTGAAATTCCCGTGAAGGAGCTTCTTGAAGAAGGACTACAGCGTGAGCTTCCCTCCACGCTTGGCATCATTGAAACCCTGCGCTCCAATCAGGAAGATGAAGAGCGCCACTTGGAAGCATTGGACTACATTGCTGCTGCCCATGGCACCAATGCAAAAGCGGAGCGTGAAGTGCTCAACATCTTGAAAGCATGGAATGAGCATCCAGCCCATCCTATTTTGAAAGCTGGCCTAATGGTACGTGCTGTTTTCTTTGTGGCACTTCCTTTCTTCCGTCAAACTGGCGACGTGGGCATGCGTACTGTCTCGCAAGACATTTCGCGTGACGAACGGGTTCATACAGTGGTGAATGCCATGGTGAGCAAAGAACTAGGCGAGAAGGAAAGCGCAAGTCTTGAGAAGCTTTGTGCTGCTACTGCAGCATGGTTGTTTGATGATCTCGGTCAGTCTGCTAACCAATGGTTGGATAAGGACTTCTGGCTACGTCAATCCAAGAGCTTGTTCTGGACTGGCAAAGCTCCCGAGATGGCAGTTAGCAGGAATTCCCGTTGCATCGCTTTTTTCGAGGCGCCATCGACTTCGCTCCCAGCGTATTTTTGAGTAGGCTTTGCCCAACTACCAATGCTAGAATTGCGACATCTGCGCAGAGCCGTCTGCGTATGAAGCCCCGCAGAAGCCTTTGGTTTTCCAAGGGCTTTTGTGCTATATTGATTGCCGGCGGGAGCGAGAGCTTCCATGCGCGTTAGGCAGATAGCCTAAAAGGCGGTGGGCTGGCCCTTCTCTTGCCCCTGAGCTGGTAGCCCAAGAAGAGGCAGACCGATAAGGCCAGAGTGGTGGTTCAAATCTATCCCAGCTCTTTTCCCATTGTTTCTATGGTGCCCAAAAAATCGACCATGAACCGCACAGCATGGGTGTGGTTTAAGAATGGTCTAGGCGAGCCAGGATGTTGGAAGGCAGGCTTCAGGGCCATTGAAGAGCCCTACCAGGGCTTCTACCGCATGGAACACACGGACTACCGCACTGAAACCTTGCCTGCTTGGAGGGTTGCGTTTGTCAAGCCTGCTGATATGATGGCATCGCCCTTCGTGCCCGCTGAACCTATGTGGCGGCACTTTCTGAAATAACCTGCCATGGCACGCTTTCGCATTGTTCAACGACCTAGCTTTACCAACCCAGTCAGAGCCCGCTTTGATATTCAAGAAAAAGTGTTGTGGCGGTGGGAGCTTGTAGATTTTGCATTCACCTTTGAGGAGGCCGAAGTCCTTCTTCTCAAGATTAAAACTGACAGAGAAAACCCAATTGAAACCAAAGTTATCAAGGAGTACAACTAATGGCGCTTTATCGCATTGTTAAAATCCTTTCACCAGCAACCCCTTTCCCATTCAGAGCCGAGCAAAAGGTATTTTTTTATTTGGCGATCACTTGGAGGAATGTATTCCACCTTATTTGATGCTCAACAGGCAATCAGGGACCATTCGCTTAAAGCGGCAAATCCGTTCAAAGCCAAAGTTGTCGAAGAATACTACCAATGAATGTGTTTCTCACTTCAGACCATCACTTCGGCCACGAACGCATGTGTTCTTTCCTTCGTCCAAACGGAGAAAAAGTGAGGCCATGGTCTTGTGCTGCTGAAATGGATGAAGCGCTCATTGAACGATGGAATGCCGTTGTAGGCCCTTCGGACAAGGTGTACCATCTTGGCGATGTGGTCATTCCTCGCAGTGGTTTCCAATCATTAACGCGCCTCAATGGAAAGAAGATCCTCATCAGAGGCAACCATGACATCTACCCCCTCAAGGACTATGCGGCCCATTTTAAGGATGTTCGTGGTGCCTTCTTCCTTGAAGGCATTATTCTCACGCACATTCCCATACATCCTGATCATTTTCGTGGTAGCTATAAAGGTAATGCTCATGGCCATCTCCATGCGAGTGAAACTATGTTGAATGGCTTACCAGACCGTCGTTATTTCAATAGCTGCGTCGAAATGCACAATTTTTTCCCTGTACCATGGGAGGAAGTGAAAGCTTCTTTCCTGCAATGACCTTCACGAAAACTATTGGTGGTCTTGATCCATGGTCAATGCCAAGTGACGGCACTCCCTATGTAAGCATTGATGCTGAAACCAAGCGATGGGAACGCAGGCAGTATCACAAGGCATCACGCAGGGAGGCTAAACTTTCTCTTCAGCGCGAGCAGGATAATGATAACGAATGATGAACGTCGCACTTGGACCACTTCCATACGCACGCCATGGAATGCTCCCATCCACAATCTGTTAAAGGCCATTGATCATCACAATGTTCTCTATTTCCAAACAGCGAATGAATGGCACCTGGAGAAAGCAGCCATGCTGCGTTGCTATGTGGATGAGCTAAAGTCTTGGATACACAAGGAAGAAGCTAATGTGGAGGCTATGGGCGCGATCGTTGGGGACCAAGGAAGGCAAGAATGAAAAAGAAGCAGATATTGTCGCTCTTGTGCGAACTGTCATTCTTTTTTCATACATGCTGACCAACGCCTTCATCGTTGCTGGCGTAGTGAAGCACTGGCACGATAGCTCTACAAATCAAAGCACTTGCATTCAACGCAGCCAGGATCCTCCTCACAACGCTTCTCCCACCAATCAACGCTAGTCTCTTGCTTAGGGAGAGCCATAGAGCCAAAGGCCATTAAGACAGTGCTCACGGCATTGAAGAGGGCCGCGTCTTGTTTCTCGGAAGCCATCGTTGTCGCTCAACGGTTTGAAGCAGTCTAGGCCTCGTTGCTTGATTGACGCTTCTGCTCTTGTGTGAATTTCCTCAAACGAGGCAGCAGCGACGGTTGATAGAAATGCTCTGCGCCCAATAGTTGCAAAGCTGTTTGCTTATTGCTTTCTAGAAGAGCCAAGAGAAATGCTGCTTCTTTATCGGACAAGTCAAACGGCATGGTCATTTTTCACAATCCATTGAAATCTTGAATTCCTGAAAATTGTAGCGCGATTAACGAACCAGGCTTGCAATCCAATTGATGTCGTCTTCTTTTGATGCTTGCAATATTGCAGCGGCAAGAGCAAAAGCATGGTCATCTACGCCGCTTTCTTTGCCGCCAGTAATCGACCATTGGCCTGACGCTTTATATACCACACCTAAGTTCTTGAGTTGTTTCACTGCTTTTTCGTGGTAATACAGCTCAATGAGGCCAGAGTTGAAAAGTTCTTTCATTTTACTGAAGGCCTTTTGCTTTGTAGTCACAGACCAAGTGAGTTCCTCGATGGGATAGTCAGCGGATAGGGATTGAATAGTGGCGGAGCTGTTGTACTGGTCAAGGACAATGCTTTCAAAAGTGTATATCTTATGGTGCTCCTTAATCCAGTCTTCCACTGCTCTAATATTCACTTCTTTTTTTCCATTGATCTCAAAGTCCACGGGGAACGTGTGAAACTTGTCCACTATTAGCGTTTCGCCTTCGTAGTGGACGATGCAGGCAGTGTAATCATCTCGGCCTACGCCGCCACGAGCGGGGTCAAGAGACAATACATAGGCACCAATCAGCTCGCGCTTAGGCGGAAGCACGCTCCGTTCTTTATTAACAGCAGCATCTACAATTTCACTGGCCAGTAAGCACGATTTATTGCCTCTGAATTGAGCGCCAAACTCAACGTGAAAAGACTCCTCATCCTTCTTCAGGGCATTTTGCAGGAAATCACACTCGAATGGTAAGTTGGGATTGACCTCCCAAGTGGGCAACTGCAATGCCCTCATACCAGGAAACTCACCACTATTGGCCTGCTGAAAATGGTTGAAAAACAGGCCCGATGTTAGCCAAGGAGAGGATAGTTCAATGATCTTTCCGTATTTACCAAACTGTGCAATAGATGGACCTAGTGCAGTGTAAAGAGCCTCCGCGCCTCTATTGGTATCACCATCCATACTAAATGCGCATTCGTCCATTATCACGCCAGCGACTGCTTTACCCCTTGAAGCTCTAGCAGAAGCAGGAATTGCCCGAAATACACATCCATTGCTAAGCTCAATTTCCAAGGTGGTATCTCTTAACACTTCTTGGCGCAGTGGACTATTAAAAATAAGCTGACGAATATTGTCCAGGGCAATCTTTGACTGCTCCAGATCATTTGCAACTGTGACTATGTAAAATCTTTCGTTCTTTCTTATGCGCTTGCGAAAGTATTGGTCCTGGCAAAAAGCCATGTAAGTAGCAGCAACAGAGGCGCAAAAAGTTTTCCCTGACCTACGTCCGAGCACCCAGATAGCATGGCTAATGTTGTCTTCAAATAATTCATTGAGCAGTTTTTCCTGCCGTGGCCAAAGCGGAGTTCCCAATACATGTTTGGCAAATTCACTGCAACTTAACGTGCTCATTTGAGACTCTCCACTATACGACCAGTCCATCCCTTGTGATGGCCTTGCTTTCCGTGAACAACTTTGTTTAGACTGCCATTGGTCAAATTGTATTGCTTTGCAAAATCAAATAGATTGTCTGTGACGCACACCTCGCCATCGGGATCAATAAGTTCATAGAGATAAAGTTGTGATTTCAACTTATTCATGATTTTACCCTCTGGGGTTTGCGAATACTGCCTACGGCGCTCCGCTATTTTTTGCCGAGTTTCATCGGAATGCTGCCTGCCCCACATGGGATTAAGTTCGCCACGCACGGCGCCTCCACCAAATTTAGGATTTCCTTCTCCTTTCCATCGCCCTTCTCGCTGCCGAGCTTCCTTTAGCTGCGCTCGATGCTCAGGGGATACAATCATGCCTGATGCTCCTTCCCCACCATCGCAACGATTATGCAAAATGCCTGTGCCATTATTTACACGCCCGTACATGGCTATGCAATAGCGCTCCAGGGCAAAGGCTTCGCTTTCTGCCAATCCCTCTTGGATCAAAACAATAAATGCCCCGTCTTTAGGAATTGGCACGGTGCGTCCTTTCTTGGACCAACATCTATTGCCGCTACCCTTGCCAATGTAATAAGGCGAAAGCCTTGGCCCTCGCTCCGAGTCCTTACTGCGAAGGTAAGCGTAAACATAAAAGCGACGGGGATCTTTGGTCACAGTAGTGCCTCCATGGGGCGAAGAGCTGATTGTGGAACAAAGTACGCTGGCCTGCCTTTTGCTGGATCAGCCCAGTAGATTTCCTTCATTCCTTCGTGCCCATAGCACCAACCATGAAGCAAAGTTTGCCGATTTTCAATGGTCACAAGTACAAACTTTTTATTGGGATCTTCGTTCTTCTGAACAATTAAATCATAGCGAGCATTGCTGCGGGTTTTCACGTCTATATTTGGCAGGTCGCATGATCCGCGCTCGGCCTCGCTAGCCTGATACAAAAAGCTTTTCATTCCCAAGTGGGAAGCCACGGCCATCTCCCCTGCTGCGCCTAAGAGATGGATTTCCAGGGCCTTGCTGCCAAAGGAGGCGCCACCATTCCGTCCACGAAGGCCCCTTGCCTCGTTCACGGATTGCCGACGCATGCCCTCTTCCATTGCGGCTTGTCTTTCTTCTGCAGTAAAAACAAAGGAAATGGGAGATGGCATGGGGAAAGTAGTGTCAGGGCCACTATAGCCACTGTTAGCATATCAGTAGCCACACAAAAGAGCAATGTCAGAAGAAATGTTGGATTTAGGCCATGCAGACGAAGGCGGCCTGCGCTCAGACGGACTAATGAACGTCTTGACTGGCATGGGCAGCGGTCGGGACAAAAGCCAGTACACCTATACCAAGGCCATCACTTTCCTGGCGCAGGAGGAGCTGGAATCGCTCTATGGGGAATGGCTGCCAAGGCGCATCATCGACATCTATGCCGAGCAGTCCACTCGCAAGGGCTTCAAGGTGTTATTTGGCGGAGAAGGGCCAAAGGCTGAGGAAGTGGTGGGCGTTGAGCAAGTCATTGAAGATTTGTACATCCTTGAAAGCCTGATGCTGGCCTCTAAGAATTCTAGGCTGTATGGTGGCGCTGTTATTTTGATGTACATCGACGATGGACGCAAGGCAGACCAGCCAGTGGATAAAAAGAACATCTACAAAGTTGAAGGCCTGGAAGTATTAGACAGGTATCAAATTGCACCAGTCATCACCGAAGAAAACATCTACGACTATTCCAAAGCCACTCACTACCAAATTATTGCTGGCGACTTGATTGCCCAGCCCAACCTCACCCACATCCACAAAGATAGAATATTGCGCTTCGACGGTGACTGGTTGCCCTATCGCATTAGACAACGTAACTATGGGTGGGGAATGAGCAATTTGCAAGTGATTTATGATAGCTTCCGCCACTATTGGACTGGCTTAAATTCTGCTGCCACGTTGCTCACGGAATTCGACATCTTTGTGCATAAAATTCGCGGGCTTGCTGCAATGCTTGGCGCAGGCAAGGAAAGTCAAGTGAAAGATAGGCTTGTCGTCAATGATATGAGCAAGAGCATTTATCGTGGCTATGCAATTGACGCAGAGAAAGAAGAACTGGAATTCATTAGCCGCAACTTTAATGGCATTGGAGAGGTGCTAGAAAAACTCCGCATTGATATTATTGGTGCTTCCAAAATTCCTCACACTTTACTATTCGGCGAAAGTCCTGGCGGCCTTGGTTCCACTGGTCGCAGCGAAGAGCGTGACTTTGCCAAAACCCTTGCAGACTACCAAACGGCCACTTTCAAACGCCCACTGAAGCAGCTCATTGAATACATCCTGCTTAGCAAGACTGGCCCAACCAATGGTAAGCTTCCAGAATCATGGCGCATCCATTTCAATGACTTGTACGAACTGAACGAACGCGAGAAGGCCGACGTAAGAGCGCGTGTGGCTGCCGTGGATGGCCGTTACATCCAACTTGGCGTTCTACACCCACAAGAGGTGGCAGATGCCCGTTACGGAGGCTCTGAGTGGTCAATGGAACTCACTCTCGACCCATCGCTTCCTCGTGAACTTCCCATGCAGGGGCAGAGTGGAGGGCAGAGCAAGGGGCAGAGTGGGATGGCCGTGCCTCCCGGTGGTCGTGATCCAATGAACGAAGAGAATGGCACCCTGCCAATGGATGGAAGTCGTGAGGTGCAGGATAGTGCTGGATTGTATCTATCTGGTGACTTGGAGCAAATCAAGGAAGACGTCACTTTTGTCGACAAAGAGCTGCATCAGCAGGCTATTTCGTCAGCAAAGTCGAAATTCAAAGTGTGGCCTAGTGCAGTGGCTGGCGCTTATGTCACCCAAAAGTACAAGGAACTGTACAAGCGCAAGCATGGTTCAATGGAAAAGGCATTCAAGGGAAAGAAGCAGCAAGCAGAATACTTCCAAAAGCAAGATGCAATTGATCCGTTGAAGACTTCCGGCTTTCTGCTGAGTGATGATGAGGAGGCTGCTTTTGTTACGCCCGAGGACATTGATGCTGCATTGAACCAATGGAAAGAGCTGGCTCCAGAAAGGTTTAAGGAT